AATGTATATCCGACTTCTACTATTCCAGTAATAACAGGGAGTCCATAGTTGGTTGGAGCAGCGGCTGCTACTCCTTGTATGCAACCTGTTGTAGCGCTATTAGCTGCTGGCACAGACCAAATAACTAAAGCACCTACCTGAACTGGAGATGAGAGACTTGTTACATTGCCATGTCCTAATTTACCAGTACTACCCTGACCCCATGACCAAAATGTGCCATCGGTTTTTAGGCAAGTATTAAAATTACTTCCTGCTGCTGGAATAGACCAATTTGTTAATATACCTATTTGTTTAGGGGATGAATAAGATGTTGTGTTACCAAGTCCAATTTGACCATAATTATTAAAGCCCCATGAAAAAAGTGTGCTAGCTGTTGTAACAAACGTA